AGGATTAGTTATTTGCGCTGGTGAATAATATATCTCGAATTGGATGCATTCTCCTTCTACTTGGAAGTATAGAGCGTGCCATAGCCTGTTTGATGTATATTCGATAGGCACATTCGGGTAAGGATATGTTTCTAAGATACTTGTTCCCAGCAAGGTACCTGTTGCTTGTCCATCGCCGACCATTGATAATGGAGTAGCTGAAGGCGAATAATCTACCTTCAATTGTCCTGATGCTGTTGCTAGTACTCCGAATTCAATTTTGGATATATAGACATCTCTGCCTTTGTCTACGTACGGATTATATTGCTTAGTAAGAATATCTATCATAGATACTCTTGTTATACTGCCGCCGCCAGAATAAATGCCGGTATAGCCTGGCACGGCTATCCGAATAGTGTCACTATCTAAAACTAACTGCACTGGGTAGATGCCGTCGTTAATTCCCGTTACTCCTTGGCAATCTTTTATGTAAATATAATCACCATTGTTATCTACTTGTGTTTGCAGAGTATGGTCTATAACAGTCAACGTTAAAAGATTATTTACTCCTGTAGCAACTATATTAGTTATGGACATGACTGGAGCGTTATAAGGCAAATCAGGCGCTACAATGAATACATAGCCTTGCTGATTGCCTGCTATTACTTGTCTAAAGTTAGATTGTTGGACACCGGAGCCCCAAGTAGAATTATTCTCACTCCATGGCATTGTCAGTTCAGACCATATAATATCCAATTGTTGTTCATAGTTGCCAAAGAAGGTTATGCAATCATCATTGAATGCCCAAGAGTTAGTTTTATAATTGTAGACCAAAACTTGATTGGGATATTCAGAAGTTGTAGATTCTGTCGAATTGGGGAATGTCCAATAGACCATTTCTACATAGTAGTCACGGATACCGACAACACGTTGAACTCCTTCGTTCTTGTTAGCAATATCAAATATCTTTTCGGGAATCTTGGTGTCTATACGTTCGACATTTGCTCCGGAGCAGGCATGGACACCGGTATTACCGATAGCGAGTATTGCTTTATCGAAAGGTACCGTTGAGAATGTAGATTCTGCTCCGAGCTCTGTATTAATCTTTTGCCATATAAAAGGCAGCACCTGGTTGCCGGTATATGCAAGTTCCCATGTACTGCGTTCGAAGTATACGATAAGTCTATCTTTGATGAATTCTGCTGATACTATCTGTTCTTCAGTCGCTGCATCAATATAACCGCCGCCATCAAAGCCTGTATTATTTACCTGGATAAAAGCATTAGCAGCAAATGGGCTACCATTATGTGAATAGCGACATCTATTGGAATACCAAGTATTGAGAGTCCCGGCAGCATTTTGTTCAATTACATTGAGCATTACAAGGCGATCTTTAAACGGCACTATAATACGCGCAGAGAAGATAATATCATGCGCAGCATCAATCCAAGGACTAAATGTAGTCCAAACTGGTGTTGCCAAAGAATTATATGTCCATATAGGATCATCAGTTAGAGCAGGAAGCCCATTAGGCAGATCTACATTGAAATTACTTACAAACAATGCAGTTTGGTTATCGGCGATGCCATTCCAATTGCAGGTCCAGAAAAATTGCGAATTGTCGCCGTGGAATATAACATTTTGAGCGGCGCCAGTTCTAGACCAGCCATTTGTAAATTCATAGGCGAACTGCGTGTCGAATCCATATGTAGGTTGATCATTGACCGGGCCTAGTTCATAGTTAGTAAGACCCATAACAGGCAATCCGGGATAATAATATATCGTTACGCCAGCTGGTTGAGATGGAATTGTTATAGAGTAGTTAGCAGTTGGCGGAGGTCCGCCAGCAATGGTCAATGTTCCAGAAGCAGTTGCATTCGTAGACAGCATGTCATTGGTGCCTGCTGCATCGGTAAGAATAGTAAATATATTATCGCCAATAGAAATCTGTTGCCCTGCATTGAATATAATGCCAGGCAATGCTCCTGTTATTGGACCTGAAGCAGGCGTTGTTCCTACCGCCGCTCTAAAGCGTGATAATAATGGAGCAGTTAAAGATCCTGAAGAACCTACGCCCATTAATTGGCCGCCAAAACGCTTGCGAACTCTGCCGCGCCATACATAGGCATTATAGAGTTCAGCAAATGCCTGGTCCGGTATTAACCAAGGTCTCAAATCCGTTCTAAGCCCATCATCAAATGGAGCAATCAAGAATCTATCAAATGCCATGTTATCTCCTTAGATTCCTATAGCAATCCATTCAACATCGCCAGTAGCGGCAACCATCTGATATGTCGCAGCATTCTGTTGGCGCAAATTGACATTGCAAAGAGCATTAGTAAGACCTGCTGTATTATTAACTGATGCATAAGTAGAAAATCCGCCAGCAGTAGATTGCATACCTGTTAATAATACATATGGTATATGCCCAGCAGGATAAGCTATGGGGAAATTGATAACGCCTGCACCTGCAACAACATGCTGTCTGCCGAATTGAACTAAGATTCCACAAGGTAAATAAAAATAGCCTGTACCTAGTCCAGTAGTATTGCATGTATAAGCAGTAATATTCGCATCATTTCCTGCTGAATTATGCACCATAATATCATTTGTAGCATTGGTAACCCAGAATCCTGGAATACCATTAAAAGCAGGTGTCGGAGCTTGAGCTGCCAGCTGTATAAAACTATGTTGTCCTGCTATACCTGCTCCTGAATTAAAATCTACATGGTTCTGATCGAAAACTGTTCCGATAGATGTAAAGTTCCCCTGTATTTGTCCTTGGGAAGTTGATATTTGATCAGCCGCAGCTGGTATATTTGGCAAATAAGCCATTGTATCTCCTTAAATTTCCTTCCAAGAAACGCGATAGACAATATCCATAATAGTTCCCTGTGATCTTTTATACATTTTTGCTAGAATTTCAGGCGAAGTCCCCTCATGATATAATTTTCGTATATTAATTACATGTTCCCTGGTAAGCCGACTTCTCAATTTCAAGCGTCCTTTTAATTGAGCATCTTCCGTATTCTCTTTACGAGTTCCTATTCGTAGATGTTCTGGATTTACACATCTCGTATTATCACAAGAATGAATGATTACTTTATTGTCTTTCAAATTCCCTTTAAAGACTTGGTAATAAACGCGATGCGCCAATGCCCCGGTATTTGAACCCCAGACAATTTTTCCATATCCCCTCAAGGAAATAGAACCTTGCCAATTCCAGCATCCGGTTTTATCATCGACAGCTATCTTGTCCTTCAAACGGCATTCATCTTTGCAATATCTATACCGTCCTTTAATACCTGGCCTGAATTCTTCTTTACAATAACGACAAATAGATTTTTTATATTTTTCTTGGCGATTTTTATTGTAACAATTTTTACATGTTGACCGCTGCTTCTTGTAAAAATTTTTTACGTCTAATTCTCGCTTGCAAATTTTACATTGAATATATGACATTACAAGGTCCTTTCGCAGCATGTTGATCAGTTCCCTTATAACGTTATCGTGTATAATATTTGTTTGCAATATAGAAAAAATCATTTATAATAGCCTCATATGTTTCCCGATCCCCATCCAAATCCGCCCGATGTCAAGCCGCCGGTCTGTTCAGTATAAATGGTCGCAGTACGTTCATTTGTGTACTGCGTCAGCGTCTTTCTAAGTACCAATTTCTCTTGCATTTTAAACTCAGGCATTATTTGTTGGACAGATTCAGTATCCATACGATCTTCAAACACTTTCTTGGCAGCACCGTAAGCAATATATTGCCACCATTGGCTTATATCTGGATTCTGTGTAGTAGCTAGAAGTTCAGTAGGTACAATATAAGCTTCTAAATTCACCGGATAAGATTGGTCCGGCACAGGCCTAACTATGAATTGATCTTGATAATAGAGTACAGCCTGAGGCAATGCCGGTTGGTATGGAATACATTCTGCGGTGATAGCTACGCCAGCCGCTGGAGCTATCGAGAATGTTATATCATAATAGCCAGTCAGATAGTTTATTTGGTTAACTCCGGCACCCAATGTTCCCGTGAATGATCCAGTTGCAGTATCTACTGGCACATCGTTGGCTACTATCTGTTCACCATTGGGCCCGACTGATGTAAATGTCACATTATTTTGCAGAATATGCGGACCAGTTAATGGCGCAGTTGTAGATTGGCCAAAAGGAACAGTGCCTGTAAAACTTGTTGTAGTACCATCACCTTGGGCAACTTGTTGGATACTATTCACTATAGGATAGAGCCCATAGAATTGCTCTCTCGATTGGCTATAAAATTGTTGATATCCGGCTATAAAACAGGGTTCATGGACTGTTATATATTTGTTCTTAAAATCATAGAGTGGATTGGTAGGATCTGTTGTATTTGTACTATAAGTATCTATAAATGGCGAAGTATAAAATGTTAATGTTGTACGAAGATCAAATAACCGCACCTGCTCTGGCATATCATAGATAACGAAAGTATTAATATACTGGTCAATATCAGCATCCGATAATTGAGCATCTGAAGGAGAACGAGTCAATCTTCGGATCTTAGTTCTTATAGTAGAGAGATTTGCTAATGGCATAAGAGCTCCTATCGAGTTGCCCGCTTAGACGGGACTTCCTAAGGCAAAATATTATTAGGCGTAACATCTCTAACGGCCTGATATATAATTGAAGCATCTTCGGCCATCGGAACTGCTTGCGCCAATGTGGAGACTATCAAGGCTCCGGGAACTATAAAAGGAGAAAAATTAGTTGTATCAATATCTATAGAGAAATTAGTAGCATCTATGCGTGTAATCGTTCCGAATAGCTTATTTGCTTGGACCATTCCATAATCTTCTGGTATATCTAAACGGACAATAAGGCCTGTCTGGTAGTTGTGATTTATATCAGTTGTAACTACAGCAGGAAAGCCATTGGTTATGGCGGTTATGACGCGCATTGCAGGCTGGAACTGGGGATATGGTATATCCGGTATTGTCGGAAAAGCCATTATAGTGCCTCAGTTATTTCTATAATACCGTCAGAACCAGTGGCATCAGTATCTGAAATATCTACAAACTCTAAACTTTGGAATCCATAACGAGCTACTCGCTTGCCAATATGCTGACTTGCTACACCATTTTCATTCATCTTATATTCATGTATCGGATAGCGACCTGATTTATTAAGATGCCGCGCTACTCCTAAAGGAATAGAATATACTTGACCGTCTACAAGGTCATAACGCTCTACATCATCTTCTTTATAAGCTTTATATACAAAGCTCAATGTAGCTCCAACGCATTCATAGAATCTGAATATCCCTTTGACTATCTCATGATCTTTATCGCGTTGATATTTGAGATTAATCTTCTTGGCTTCTTTTTTTTCTATTGTTGCTTCTGCCATTGTTTCTCCTAAAAATGTTTATACCATGCAGGGGATACTGAAGAATTGTCTTCCTCAGCATCCCCATGAACAAACCCTAGAGATTGAAAGAACTTGTAGCACGCCAATAAATGACGTCTGCATTAGATCCAGCAGGGCTAGTTATTCCTGCACCCAATACAATACCGGTATAACCAGTGTTAATTGTGGCATCAGTCAAGACATCTACTGGAGGAGTAGCAGCTAAGGCTACTGGAGTACTCTCCCCA